TATAGATGCAAATTAGATATTTCATTGAACATATCTCCACTGCGGGGGATTACATCGAAAATTGCGGTCATTCCCATTTTTGATATGCCCCCGGGTCTCATGCCGAATACTAATCTTCCGGGAACGAATTAAGAAGAAGGTGTCAAAATGACCTTTCAACAAATTCTTGATGAAATCAGGAGTGCCCTGGACGATACCGAAGTTCCTTATCTCTGGCCGGATACGGATCTCTTACACTATACGAACAAGGCCATCGAAATCCTTACCGAAAAGGGATTACTGATTTCCGACGCGAGCACGGCCGCGGTCTGTACGATGTCTCTTAGCCTCCTGGGAGGGCGGAGTTACACCAAGCATCCCAAGATCATCCAGGTCCGGGAGATCTATTTTGCTGGATATACTTTGCCGATCCACAAAGTGACTCTCTCTTACCTTGCGGCCCATTGGCCGACCTGGAGATCTGCGACCGCTGGAAAGCCCTTGGTATTCACCGAAGACTACGAATCCGGGAAGGTAACTTTCATTCCTGCGCCCGGTGTGAGTTACACGGCCAATCTTTCAGTCTTCCGGTACGCTTTGACGGATCTTTCTCTTTCTGTCCTGGGTGCCTCCCCGGAGATTCACACCCGTTGGCACAAGTACATCAAAAAAGGTGTACTTTACCAGGCTTATTCCAAGGATGATTCCGAGGGTTACGATCTGGAGCGGGCCATTAAATACGAAAAAGAATTCCTGGCCGATTGCTCCCAGGCCGCATTCGAGGCATATAAATCATCCTATTCATCCCAAACCGCAAGTCCACATTTAGGGTTTATGTAAAATGAACACCGCCAAAATCTTAGAGATCAAAGCCTTTAGGGGAATTAAAAACGTCGGCGATTGGGTGAGAATGCCTCCCAAGAATGGAATGGCTTATCTGACCGAAGGTGTGAACCTCGACATAGACAACGATCTCATGCCCCATCGCCGGGATGGATATGGAGCGAAGATCTACGGCGGCTCCCGCATTCATTCGTTCTGGTCCGATGGGGAAAAGGGCCTCTTCGTCCAGGATCAGGATCTGCGCGAACTGACAAAATATTTTACATCGGTAATTCTCCATGAAGACGTGGGCGATTCCCGGATGAACTACACCAAGATCAAGAAGGAAATCGTTTACACGAACGGAAGCGTGATTGCCTATCTTGATGACGAGGGGTTTCCTCGGACTTTCCCGACCCCGACACAGACCTTCAAGACCGCCATGAAAGCCGGCCACTTGATTGAATATTTCGGCGGCAGACTCTATGTCGCTCGGGGAGATCAGGTATGGTTTTCCGATCCCATGGCCTGGAGGCAGACCGACGAACGGAAAAACTTCAAACAGTTCAGGGGCTATGTCAACCTCCTCCGGAAAGTCAAAGACGGCCTCTTTATCTCTGATTCCGAGGCCACTTATTTTATGGGCGGACTCAATCCCCAGGATTCAAACTTGGTCAAGAAGGCAAATTACCCGGCCATCCTGGGGACGGATGCGGTGATCGACGGGAATTTTGTTGGCCAAGGGGATACCCAAGGGATCGTGGTGATCTGGCTCTCGAAGTTTGGGTTCTGCGTAGGGGCTGATGGTGGACAGTTCAGCAATGCCACCCCGGATTTCTACCAGGCGCGAATTACGCACCCGGGCGCGGCCATAGTTCGCAAAAACAATGGCTACTTTCAATACCTGGTATCCCAAAAGGATTCACCGGATGTTACTCTTAATTTCACTTCCACGCCCTTGACCTCTACGGGATCGATGAGCTTTGCGATTTCATGAGTTATTGCCCAGAACATAAGAAAATTGGCCTATGTACGAATTGTCATCGAAAAACTGTCGAAGGATTTACCAGATGCACAAAATGTGCAAAATCTCATCTCTTCCATCAAAAACGGAGAGATCTGAAAATCAGACCGATCAAAAGGAAGTTGGGACTATGTTGGGATTGTGATGAACCGGAGATCCCAGGAAGAGGAAGATGTCAACGGCACCTTGGATTACATCACAAAGCACTTAGAAGACGCAGGGAAAAAATGATGAAAATGGGGAGATGTCGGAGTTGCTGGGCACCATTGGAATTGACCGACATGGACAAGGGAAAAAAGAAGTGCATCTTCTGTAGGGAGAGGTTATGGAAATTTTAAAGTCTTCACTTCCGTATGATCACGATCTGGTTCTCTTTTCAGATTTTCATTACGGAACGAAACTTCTGGAGGAAACAGCGGTTGATCGAGTAAGAGAGACATTGGAGACTAAGAATACTTTCGGGATATTTGGTGGAGATGTATGCGAAGCTATCACCGTTATCGACAAACGGTGGAATCCGGAATCGGATCGCAGATTATTGCCACTCCAGCAATACAAAGATACGAAGGAAGAATTCTTCCGTCCCCTTCGTAAGAAGATTATCGCAGCCATGATTGGCAATCACGACTGGCGGCTTGCGGCTATTTTTGGAAATTATCTCAAAGACGAAATCTGTGCGGATCTTAATATTCCATATGGCGGATACACACAGAAAATGGCGATCACCGATCCTAAAGGCAAAATGCTTTATAAGATTTTTTATACCCATGGCTTTGGGCGTGTTTATTCCTATGCCGATGACCCGATCCGTAGGGAAGCCAACATGAAACTCCAGTTGAAACGCAAACTCCAGGATAAAGCCGGGGACTGCGAGATCATGGCCATCGGGCATTCCCATAAACTCATTGTGGTGGAACCCACGGCGCGACTCTATCTTTATGATGACGGTCATAAGATCAAGGCTGCATACACAACGGGCATGAGCGGTGAGAAATTCATTCCTGCCGATCATCGCTGGTATGTCAACACCGGATCTTTTATGAGACTTTACCGGGAAGGCGTAATTGGATATGGAGAATTGATGGGATATGACCCGGTCGATCTTGGGTTCGCAGTCATCGAATGCCGGTCAGGTAAAATAGTCGGTATCAGGAAGAAGGCTATCTAATGAAGTGGGAGGAAGTCAAAAATTTAGGTTCGGCGCATTATAAATCCGGTCTGGTCGAACCCCTTGATCTTTATAAATCCGGAAACATGCTCCAGGATTGGGTGATCGGCGAAATTATGCAGCATGCCTATCGCAATCGGACGCAACTTTGTAAAAAGATCTCCATCCAGGATATGGAGAAAATCAAACATTTTGCGGAAATCTTAATTTCCTTCGCTGAGGAGAATATCTAATGCCAGGACAAAAACAGGGTAAAAGGGGTTCCCGGAAGATTGGGCGCAATAAGACCAAATGCGGTCGATATAAGTTAGAAGGCCGACGCGAGAAGAATAAAAAGCGCCGGATCGCAACCCAAAAACGCAAAGAAGAAAAGAAACGCAAGAAATTAGAACTTAGAAAAGGAGACGACAATGCTCAGATTTAGTACAGGTTTAAGACAATATCTACAAGGCGGAGGCTGCATGCGTAAAGCCTTCTGCGATTCGATCCTGAAGATCTATTCAGGAGTGGCCCCAGCCACGGCGGATCTCGCTGCCCCGAGTGGAGATCTACTTGTGGAAATAACGAAGGCATCTGGATCTTATTCTCATGATGCGGTTTCCACGGCCAAGCAGTCCTTAGTCACCATCACTGCTTACGCCCAAGGTAATAAGAATATCATTGTAATCGACGGAGTAACATTTTCGTACACTGCTCTCGGATCGTCCTCAGTCACCATAATTGCCACGGCATTAGTGGCATTAATAGACGCAGACTTAACGATCTCAGTTTGTGCCTCGTCCCAAGCGGGTTTGATCCATATCAAATCCAAATTCCCCGGGGAAGAATATACTATTACGGTAAGTGCGGGGGATGGGGGCGGTGCAGCGCCGGGACTAAGCGAAAATTCTCCGGCAAAATCGCGCATCGATGCTCTTCATTTGGGTGTTCCGGCTGCGGGCGTGATCGCCAAAGAAACAGGGTATGCTTGGTCCGGTGAAATAACACAGACGGGAACGGCTGGTTATTTCCGTTTAGTCCAGACCACGGATGATGGTGATGAAAACGATGATGATATTCGTCTCCAGGGCAATATCTCGACTTCGGGGGCCGAATTGAATCTGAGTAATCTAAACCTGGTTGATGGTGCCACACTCACTATCGATACGTTCCAGTTGACCGAACCGGCTGCATAAATATTATAGCAGGATAGTTCAGTGGTAGAACACAGGGCCCATACCCCTGAGTCAGGAGTTCGATTCTCCTTCCTGCATCCATCCCTCTCTTAAAGGAGAAATACCAAGGTGCCAGCAAAAGGGCAGAAACTTTCTGCTGAAACCAGACTAAAAATTAGTTTGGGAAATAAAGGAAAATCCAGAAAAGGCCATCCGTTTTCCAAGGAAGTTGCTATTCGTTTCGGGATAGAACGCAAAGGGTCTGGTAACCCCATGTTTGGAAAACATCATTCAGAAGAGACTGGGAAAAAGATGTCGGCCAGTCACATAGGAATGAAATGTCCTTGGATTACCGAAATGCTTCTTGGTAAACCGAATGTTAATTTAGGAAGAAAACGGACAGAGGAACAGAAGAAAAAACTTCGTGGGCGTATTCCATGGAATAAAGGCAAACCTAATCCTTTATTTTGTGGAAAAAATAATCCCAAGTGGAAAGATGGTATTTCATTAGACAAAAAACGATATATGAAAATCTGCCGAGATAAACGGCGGGCCAAAAAGAAAGGTAATGGTGGAGATTATAGACCGGCGGATTGGGAAGTCCTCAAAAAACGCTATGGCAATACATGTCCTATCTGTCTAAAATCAGAACCGGAGATTCAATTAACACCTGATCACATAGTGCCGATTTCTCTTGGTGGATCAAATTTTATCGAGAATATTCAACCTCTTTGTATGAAATGCAATTTAAAAAAACATCAAAAAGTTTTTAAAATTAATTCGGGGGGACAATTTGAAATAGTCTTTTCTGTTCCTCCAAAGGAGATCTTCGATGGCCGTAAGTTCTGTCTTAAGTAATCATTTTAAGTATCAGCGGGACAAAGGACTGATCAATCTTTTAACGGACAGCATAAAAGTCCTACTCATGCGCACACTCTTTACTTTTAACAAAGATTCCCATGCCGCGCTGATCAATGTCAAGACGACGAGTGGGGTCATTTCCTCGCTGACCTTCGCTAATACTGGAAATACTCTCACCCGGGGGGCCGGCAATTTCATCACCAATGGCTTTGTGGTCGGGATGCGGATCACGACCAATTCCGCCAATCCAAACAATCAAGGACCGTTCTTGATTTCTGTTTTAGCCCAGAGTGTTCTTACGGTCACAGATATGGCTGGCGCAGACCCCACGCTAACGACCGGGACCGCAAGCAATGTCACCGTGACCGGGAATGATGAATTGCCCACGAGTGGAGGATATACAGCCGATGATATGGTCTTAACTGGCCAGACCTTGACCGAAGACAATAGTGCCGATGTTAGTGTCATGCTCTGCGATGATGTGTCTTGGACGGGAACGCCTGGCGGCTTTGGCCCGGCAGCCGGCGCCATCCTATACGATGATGAATCCACATCCGGTTATACCATTATCGGCTATCTCAACTTTGGCACCGATCAGACTGTAGCCGAAGGCGCGAGCCTTATTCTCGAAGGATTAGGCATTCAATCGGCTTAGATTTTCACTGTGCTGATTTTTGAGGGAGTTTCCTGATGGCCTACGACCCATATACCAAATCCCTGTTGCACTTTAACGGGGTCAATCAAAGTCAGGTCTTTACTGACGAATTGGGAAGCGTGTGGACTGCCACCGGGACTTCGCAGTTAGACACTGCGGTAAAAGTCTTCGGAAGTGCCTCCATGCACAATACCGGGAACGGGAATTATATTTCCGCTCCTTTTAATGCTGCGTTGAATCCGGGGACGGGAAACTTTACTTTAGATTTCAGATTTAAGTGGAATGGAAACCCGGCGTCCGCCGCATTCTTCCAGATGGGTCCATCTAATAGCGACGGTTGTAAATTAATTTGGGTTAGCAACACCTTAAATTTTACCATTAATAATACAGGTTACAATTTCGCTTGGACCCCATCAGCATCTACCTGGTATCATATTGCCATAACAAGACAGGCGGGAACTTTACGGGCATGGGTAGATGGCGCCCAAAAGGGAGCGGATACGACCGGTGCGGGGGATATAAGCCCTGCCAGCGGTACTATGTATATCGGCCATTATATCGGCGTCGGTTATGAACCAAATGCTTGGTTCGATGAACTCCGTTGGAGCAATGGAATAGCCCGCTGGTCCACCACCTTCGATCCACCATTTTATGAGTATGGCGGATCGCTATTCGTTTCTGACTCCAGTATCGTCATTCCGACAGTAACCAATCAAATGACGATAACGGCAGAGAAGTTTTGGGCCCTTGGCTCCCTGGTTATCCCCACTCTTTATAATGAGGCCTGGACGGGAGATGCCGATAATGATCTACCCGTTTTAACGTGCGTAGCAACTGGGCATGACGGAACGGCGGAATTATCCGTTACTCTTCCAAATATCACGATCTCCGCCACTGGATTAACCGGCGGAATCGGAAGTCTCTCGCAAACTTTGCATGGTTTAACTATACAATCGCATGGTTTAACCGGTCAAATCGGACAACTGATTGCGACTCTTCCAACCCTAATTATTGCGGCAACCGGTTCCATCGAAAGACATGGAACTCTGGCCATAACCCTGCCCCTCTTCTATATCAATGCCCACGGGGAATACACTCCGCTGGGTCCGATATATCGCGTGACGGTTTTAAATCCCAAAAATATGGCGGTGACTGAATATGACCTCTTCGATTTCAATTCCTTCGGATTTTTCAATGGCATACTTCTTGGGGCAAAGTCAGACGGAATTTATCCGCTGGCTGGAGAAAATGATGAAGGAACGGCCATCGATGCCTCCTGGATGCTCGGCCAATTCCTTCTCGACATCCTTCGCCCAAGGGATCTCTATATCTTCGGACGAGGAGGCGGAAGCTATAAGACAATCATCGTAGGAGATGAGGATACCGAAAACGAAGTGACAGTGAGTTATCTCCTATCCAATCTAAACGAGGAACGGGTGAAACTGCCCAGGGGCCTGGAGCCCACTTACATGCAGATCGGATTCGAGAACGTGGATGGCGCGGACTTCGAGATCGACTCCATCCAGGTCTATGCACAGAAGATGAGGACTGCGAGAAAATAATGATCCGCTGGCATCTGACAGAAAATAGAGATCTGGCCGCCGAGTACCGGGGGGAAGCCATGCGCGTGCTCTTCCAGCTTAAGAATATTCTGGGCACGGGCGGTATCTCTACGGGTGCGCTCAATCGTACCTATCCAGACGGTACTTTTATCCACGCCAAGGTGATGGATGGTATGGAAATGCTTTGGATCAATTCGCCGTTTCTCAAGGGTGGCTTGGAGCGAATCATTAAGCAGATTTTGGTTTTTCTGTACGCTAATAGCGAAGACAAAAGATTTTATGGTCTCAATTTTCCGCAATCTCTCAGCGAAGCGGAAACTCCGGATGATTTTCAGTCTACGGATGAAAATTCCAATATCAATCTTGGAGCCATAGCATATGCGATAAACAAACCCGAACGCAAGGAACATATCATCACGATCGGAACACCCTATGAAAATTGGGATCTTGTCCAGAATAATCTCTCTGATGACGCAATCGGCAAATTTCCCATTACGCCTTTCTGGAATATTCCCTCCACTTGTACGCATGCGCATATCCGTGGCGGCTCGGAAGAGGCAAAGTGGGGAACTTGCGGATATGAAGGCGATGCGATCGTTCCGCCGGAACATTATATGTTTTGGATTTTTCGTTCGACTTTGCCATTCTCTTGCAGTTCTAAAAAGAGAATCTTAAACCCGATTTATGGCTGTTGGATTCCAATTCGCACGGGAGAACTCATTACCTGGCAGGAAGATCCGCAGTACACCGGACTTGATTGGGGAATCCCGGGCAAGAGGAATTTTAAACTGAATGCCGCGGGAGATGAAGCATTAATATGGCGGGATACCCTTCAGGTATCTGGCGTCGGCACGACTAACTCAACGGGATATTTTACGACTGACGGTACACCAGCCGGGGGATATCTGGTTGTGACCTATGGATGGTATCCATATCCCAGCCCGGGTTTTTTCTGGAAGCCCTGGTATGCTTGGTTGCACGAAATACCCACTTTTGACTACTTTGATGCAGATTCCTATGCGGATGCGGTTGCGCATATTTCTGATCAATGGGATCTTCAGCCGCGATCTCCATATAAATATCGGAGAAAATATCGCACTCCATCGGGAGAAGTTATTGAGAATGATATTTTTACTGAAATCTTGAGTCATGTTTATAATCCGGTCAGTTCATGGAATTCAAACGATGCCGGTAGTGATGGAAGATGTATTCCGGACTATGGAGTGGGTTCAGAGCATTCGTATGCAATAGCAGGTGGAGGCTATGGGGCTTCCTCATCTGGCACGGTTTATACCCCGATCGCTTCCCTGGGAGACGGGAAATATCTCTATATTAAAAACACCTTTGCGGCCTCCATGAGCCACGAAGGGGACGAAAAGACAGGAACGAACCACGAAGACAACTTCCCCTGTAACTATATTCCATGCAATCAGAACTTTCAATTAGACTGTGCCTGCAACGATGCCTATTATGGTCTTCCCCCAGGTTGGAGTCATCATGACTTAGTTTCCGAAACTTGGACGGGAGTATGGGGAATTCACGGCACCACAAATAATATAAATCTGACACAGAAACTTCTTTTTGATTCTTTCATGATCGAGCAATGCTCCAATAATCTGATATATGAACTCGCGATTACTACTTATACCGGAAGTTATGAATGGTATTTTGCCCATGCCGATCCGGAATATCTAATGGGAGGATGGGTTTGCCCCGTGGTGGTAGATAGTCAAGGATCGGAATCACAGAACACTCGGAACGATACGGAAGGTTGGACGCGAATCCAGGCATTCATCGAGGTATTGGATTATGATAATATCGGCGTGGATACGGCGATTGTCATTTATAAGAAAGTCACTATTGCCCATTCTGCGACTTTTTCCTATGAAGGATTTGGCGTGGACGTTTCGGCGAATGATTTCCCTTATCCTATTGAAACATCGAATTATGATTGGACCGGAACTCGGACTGTGACTTATTGGATCTGGCTCAAAATAGGAAATCATATTGAAAAGTTTCAGATTCCCGAAACTTTTGTCGCCTCATGCTTAGGACAATATGGCAATTCCGGAAATGCCGAATCGCAGACCGGATCAGGTAAGAGAATTTATGGAGTTTCTTGTCAGATCAACGATGATTTTATCGTTTATTCTTATTCCGTCGAGGATTTTATTTCCGGACCCCTGGGTAATTATAACTATTACAGTTCGCCCATTAATTGGGAAGATCGGGATAAGATCGGCCTAAATATGAATGGTGCCCGGGCCTGGAATAAAAAGAAAATGGTCTTGGGGGTGGTTAAGATGGATACCCATGAACGGGCCGCTTTTGATATTACTGAGTTTACCGACCGTAAAGTGTATTCCGTGGGCATTCATGAAAGTGAGCGAGTGGAGATAGAAAATTGAAAACCTTGGACCGATGGGATGATGTAAGAAAAGTGCAAACTACGGTCACCCTGAATGATGAAGGAAACATAGAAATAGTAGAAATTTATTTTTATTCCCCAATTCCCATAGCAGATTTTTCGATGGAAAAGTTACTTTTGGGCAAATGTGGAGGATGCGGTGAGAGAAATAAGAAGATCTGATGAGAATAGGCAAGCAGCGGTAACGATCATTTTAAATGACGATGGCGATGTGGTCGGGATCAAATTTGAGCCATTCAAGCCCATTCCGATCATCGATTTCAATCTGGACCGCCTTCTCATCCCGATAATGCGGATGAAACCCCCTGGATTTCCATCCCGATAGGAGAACTTAAATGGGACAATACGTAAAACCTCAAAATACCACGAGCGAAGTTGCGGATATTGTTGATCAGACCAAAGAAACAGTAGTCCAACGGTTTGAGCAAGTTACTCAAGCCGCCGATGGTGCATTGCAAGATGCCATGGGATTTCTGAATCAATTACAAAATGCTGCTGGTGGCGGCGGTTTCTTTGTTCCAAATATTGGTTCATTTTTCCCGCCTCCGATTTCTCCGAAATTCAACATTGGTGATCCTCCGGTCGCTCCGGGAATCGAATTATACCTTCCGGAGTTTCCCGATTCTCCAATTCTACAAACTATCACCTTACTTACAAATATTCAAACAAGGCTGGTATCAGATCTTGCTAATGGGGTAACGGGGTTGGCTGCGGGAGTTGAAAACGACATCTGGAATCGGGAAGCAGAAAGGGCCCTGCTCGCTCATCAAGAAGAACTTGAAACGATTACCGCCCAATGGTCAACCCGGGGCTACGAACTGCCCGACGGTACTTTGGTCGCACTCATCAACCAGAGCGAAATCGACTACCGGAATAAGAGACTCGACCGATCGCGGGATATTTCCATCAAACAGGCGGAGATGGCCTTCCAGAATACTCAATTTATCATTCAGCAAATTCTGGCCATGGAAACCTTGGTCATCAATGCCGTATCCGAAGGAAACAAGAGCGCGATCGAAGGGTATAAGGCCAATATGGACGGATATCGGGCCCAAGTCCAGGCTGCCATCGATAAATTAGGCGCATATCTTAAGGCCTATGATACGTCCGGAAATGTTTATAAAGCCAAAGCAGATGCCCAGGCTGCCATTGCCGGAGTGGACATAAAAGCCGCCGAAGCATCCATTAACGCAACCATCGCCCAGATGCAGTTATTCTTAAAAGAAGCCGAATTGCAGATCACTCAGATAGATGCACAGGCAAGAATTAGAGTGGCCGCAGCTGATGCAGGCGGAAGAATTACCGCTCAATTAGCCGCCGGGCTTTTCTCCGGTATTTCCGTGCAGGCTCATCTCGGCGCGGCAGCAAGTGTCGGGAAATCCTACAGCGGTCAGGAAGCCGTTTCCGAACATTATCCGCACAAGCTGATCTAATATAAAGGAGAACTTCAATGGCAGATTATCTTCTTGGTGGACCAAAGATCCCTTACCCATGGGAGATGTTTCCGGGAGTCATGAGTGCAATCGGAAAGTTATTCCCTTCTATGCCATCACCAGCCCCTGCTTCTAGAGGTCAGACGGTTGAAAGCTATGAATATCCGTTCAGCCAATTACCCTCCGAATCCATGAAGCTCGGGAAGAACGCTCCTCCGGTCGAAAAGCCACTTATTCCCCCTCCAACTCCCGGAGTGAACTGGACTCCTCCTCCGGCTGTTGCTCCTACTAAAACTGCTCTTCAATTGGCGCAAGAAGATGCAATGAAAGAATGGGAGGCTTATCAAAAAGCGATTTCGGCACCTGGGGCAAAAATAGCCAAAGTAGGAGAACCGGGATTATCTCCCGGATTTACTTTAGGTTGGGATTTTTTTCAAAAACATCCCGAGATCAGCGGTGGAACATATACTCCCGCCGGAGGTCCACCTAAATTCCTATTCCACGAAAATAAACCCCAGACCATAACGGATACGCTCATGCCGGTTATCCAGCGGTATGCGGAGCAAATGGCCAAGATCCAAGCGGGCAATATGAATCCCGAAGAGGCCGGTAAAATGTTTGCAACCATGCCGAATGCGGAACAACTTGGCGCTTTTGCCACTCTCATGGGACAGCAAACTACGGCTGGGAAAGCACCTGCTGAAATTGCCCATCTTTATTCTCAGGCATATAGACCGCAAATCCATGAGGTTTCTGCCGGTGGTCCTGGAGAAAGGGCTACTTTATTATTTCCTCCATTCGGCGGGGCCCCCAAAACGGTAGCTACCGGGGCGCAATTAGAGCATGGTGCGGGTTTGTCTGCACAAGTTCAACAGATCATGCACGATACCAATCTCATGAAGGCAAATTTTATAAAAGAGATGTTGCCATTAGATCCCGATTATGCGAAAGATCCAACGAAAATGCCGCCTAAAATGCAAATGATGTTGGATTATTTTGATGAATTGGGAAGGAATAGAATTAATGCTACTCAGACGATGCTCGGAGCGAACCGGACTCCTGGTGCCCCTGCCGGACAAGGAATAAAAATGGGTAGAGATGCTTACATGAAATCGATCTTTACTAAAAACCCGAATATCACGCCACAACAGGCCGAAGCACAATACTGGCAAGATAAAAAAGCTTATCCGAATCTTGTCGAATAGGAATGATCATGAACGGAGAAACAAGGATTATTTCACCGCTTGAGGATATTCTTAAAACTCCTTCGGCCAATTTTCTCGCTCCAAATGTTCCGATACCGGATACCGGTACGGCGAGACCTGAAATTGGAGGACAAATTAGATCTCCTTTAGAAGACCTGATGCCTAAACCTTCAGGTACTTCAATAATTTCTCCCCTCGCCACAACCCAAAACCAAAATCTCGGAGAACTTTTACTTCCCCGGGCGCCCGCGGTCCCGGCCCCGGAAGTTCCCAAACCTAAACCGTCTTTGATCGGTCAGTTAGGAAAAGGAATTGCTACTGGATTGTATCAACTCAAAGAGATGGGCGGTGGTCTTACTGCTCTGGCTGCCGAAGCTATCAAGATGGCCGTCCCAGTCCTGGAACCATTAACTGAACCAGTAAAAGAATTCGGAATCGAAACGATTGGAGCGGCCCGGAAAGGAATGGAACCGTATCAAGCCGAAGTCCCTTCTTACAAAAATATAGAGAATGTCAATACTGCACTCCAATATCTATCCTTTGGCGTAGGAACATTGTTCCCAATGGTAGCCATGAGTGCCCTAACGGGCGGCGTAGGTGCCGCTACTGGCAAAACTCTCGCTCGCAATTATCTAAATACTCTCGTTCCTGCATTGAAGGCCCGGGGAATTTCAAAAGAAGTCATCAACCAGACGATCAAAAATGGCCTCATAAAAGGTCTTGAACGAGGTGCCATGTTGGGCGGTTTTGGCTCCTCTCTCGGAATGGAAGCCGGATCTATTACTGCACAAAAAGTTGAGGAAGGACAAAATATCGAACCCTTCCGGGTCATGCTTGGAGCGGTCCCTGCTGCCCTTCTGGATGTCCTACCTCAATTCTCTCTTGTGCAACGGACTGGAATTCTCAAGAGATTGGGATTATCCCAGGCCGAAATCAATTTAGCGCAAGAGACGGCCAAAACTTCCAAGGCCGGGTTGATAGGCCGTATTGCCAAAGAATCCGGTAAACAGTTTATGATGGAGGCGCCCACGGAAGCCCTACAATCAGTTTTTGAAAATTGGGCGGCTCATAAAGATCTTACATCCGCAGAATCCATCGACGACTATATCGATTCTTTCCTCATCGGAGGTGCCGGCGGAGCATTCTTCGGTGCTTTCGGCGGCGCTTTCGAGAAGGCTGGGGGAAAGATCGAAAAGAGAGAACAACCCATGACGCCTGCCTCGGGGGAACAACCCCCCACGCCTGGCGCTGCTACCCTACCAGTGAAACCTCCTCTACTGGAAACCCCCACAGCGCCGGGGGCGCCCACTCTCCCGGGACAGGCACTTACTACGGAACAAGAATATCTTCAAAATATTCAAAAGGGGAGATGGTTGGATTTTCTGGCCGAAAAATTCAATCCCCCCGCATTATCTTATCTTGAAGAAATTCAACGTAATCTTGGCCTTATTATTCATGGGAATAAGGTTTTTAAACTTGATGAAAAAGGAGATGCTACACCGTTAATTCCGGAAGAAGAAAATAAAGCAAAACTTGAAATCACCAAAAGACTTGAACAGTTTGCTAGTCCAGGGGAAGTAGCAAAAGCTCAAAATATTTTTAAATTTATAGGACAACCGATACCTGCCGAAGCAAAATTATTGCCTATTGCAGAACGTGAAGGTCTTCCGGGGACTTCTACGCCTGCTCCCACTCCAGAGGGTGCGGCCCTCTGGCTCGGGATCGGCAAGAAAGTTTCCTTTGAAGGAAAAGGTGGTGCTTCCCAAACCGGTACGGTCAAAGATGTCGTCTATGGCCCTCCGGACGGCAAGACCCCTATGGGTGTAACCGTGGAAACTGCCGCCGGTAAAACTCTGGAATTAAAGCCTGATCAAGTATGGGAGCCGAGAAGATTAGGTCGTCAGAGGGAATACCGTGGAGAAATCGCAACATTGCCTCTCGAACAAAGAAGGCAGACAATCAAAGATTCTAAGGAATTTGATAGATTGATTGTCCAAAATGCTGATCTATTTGAAGAGCAGGGCATGATCGACATGATGGATACCCGGGAACTTCTGGACCAACTGCGCCATGATGTAGGCCAGAGATTCGGTATCGATAATCCATATTCCCCGGTTCAACGGGCAAACTCTCTTCCCGATTTACAGGATTTTATGGAAAAGGCCAGGCCCGGGAGCACGGAGAAAATCGAAGTACCAAAAGTGAAGTCTTTCTTGACCCAGACGCAGCCAAAGGCCCCAGGACCGACGATGCCACCCGCCCCAATAGAAAGACCGGCACCTGCGCCGGTTATCCCTGCGGTCGCCCCGGCTGTTGCGCCAGTGGTCGAGAAAATAGCGGCACCGGTATCCATACCAGTCCCATCGGAGAAACAAAGCAAAGAAGAAAAAACCCGCGCTTATTTACATAGAATGATTGGGCAACGAATTAAATTAAGTATGGCAGAAGCCCAAGGATACGATATCCTGGCAACAATGGAGGATCAAGGACGATCCCCAATAGATGTATCAAAGGAATTTTGGAAAACGACATATTGGAAACTTGATGCCGAAGATCAAGAGAAATTTAAAAGACAAGCTAGGGCAATGACTGGCTTAGAAAATAATAAAGATGTAGATTCTGTAAAACTTGCAGAGGAATATACGGAAGCACTACCATCAAAAGTTGAACACCTGGAAGATATAGAACGAGGTTATGTGTCTCTTATGGAGTGGGCAAATCTGAAGTTATCCGATTTGACTGCCAAAGTTCCCGTGATTCCGGCGATTCCGGCAGCGGTTCCTCCAGTTGCTCCTACGGTGATTGCTCCCGAAATCAAGGGAGCTCCAGTTGAAGAGAATCAAAAAGTAAAACTGCAAAACGAATTCCTTCGCATCGGAGATATGGGCGCAGTTGCAGCCAAAGATCATTTTGCTGCTCTTAGTGATGAAGATTTACGGACTATGGCCGTGGCCAATGCTCAACCGGAGAATATTCCTCGTCCAGATCTTGAAAAGAGAATGGTGAAATATTCCACCCGGGCTGCATTGAATATCTTACATCGAGCCGCGATCCCCGAAGCCCCGGCGAAGATTATTCCTCCAGGTCTTCCCGAAGAGCATCAAAAGATTCTTTTAAGACCCGGAGAATCTTATCCGGCTACCATAGCTCTTCGCCACATCAATAATAGCCCTGACATTTCGCCGGAAGATAAGATGCTCGGAAGAGAAATCCTCCGCAACTATCGCCCGGAAACTCAAAATATTCCTATTAAAACCTTACGACCGGACATGATTTCAAGGGTTCCCGGGAGTGCCGCCTATTATAATACGGTTACTGGAGATATTTGGTTGGACCCGGAATTAATGAAAAAGAAGACTCCGGCCCAGGCCGCCCGTACTATTTTTCATGAAACGATCCATGGAATCATCGAACGGAATATGACTCCCGCAGATCGGGCAGAACTTTTAGAAATGATGCGGTTAGCCAAAAATGCTTTATCGGAAACAGAAAGAAAGATTTTAGAAGATCCAAACACGGATATTACCGGACGATTCAAAACTTATCTGGACCAAGGATTGGTTGAACAAAGTCCTCAAGTATATTATGGTCTTAGTCATCCAAGTGAATTTTTTGCTCAATTATCTCGTCCAGAATTCAGAGATTTTCTACGGGCAATTCCCGGAATAGAAAAGCCAGTTAAACGAAATCTCTTGGAGCGAATTATCGATTGGGCCAATCGCATTCTTTTCGGTCCTAAAGATAATCACACCCTCCTATCCAATCTTTTTGAAAAGATGGGCGAAATTGGGGAACGCATAAGCCCGGAGGAACTACAAAAATGGAATGATCGGAATCAGATGGCGCAGCAGACTTCCGATCTTAAAACTCTTTTACCGGAAACGAGAAGTATTCTCCCGGAAATCGCCGCCGCAAACCTGGAGAATACCGATCAGTATATCAGTCATCGGGCAGCAAGCAACCCAGATTTCATGCGGTGGGTCAAAAACAAAGTGGGATATGGGTATATCACCAATAAAGACTTGAACGTCTGGGAACAGAATCTTTCCCTACCATGGCATATTCGGAAGAGATTCCCTCTCTATGGTCTCATGGTAGATGATCAACTTAAACGTGAGCAAAATAGATCGAATGGAGTTGTCGAATTCAAAGAGGCCACAAATCCATTCCTGAATCTACAGGATGGCCAGGAATTGCTGAAAGTCGAAAGGGCACTGTCTCAAGGCGACAAAGATAATGTCGTTTATGATAATGATCAATTGACCAATCGATTCGGTCTTTCGGATGCCGGCCTGGAAGCCTACCATTCCGTCCGAAACACACTCAATATACTTTTACAACGCAAAGTAGATCATGTTGAAACCATGCTCTTACGGCCATACGAACGCACTTTATCCGATGTAGAATTTGCCCAACTCCAGGAGAACTATGAGAAAGATCTTACCGCAGAAGAGAAGGCTGCACTGGAACCCACGGTTGTCAAGATCATCGATAAACTTCAAAAACCCATAAATCTTCTTCGTAAAATCCGATCGGATATTCAAGCATTCAAAGGATATTTCCCGAGAGAAAGGGAGAAAGGCGCCTTCTATGTTTCCGTTTGGGTAACTGAAAATGATGCCCAAGGGAATCCCCATGAGGTCCCAGCTTATTTCGGATTCAAAAATAGCCAACGCGAAACGATGGATTTAGTCAAAGAACTTAAAGCAAAATATCCCGACGCCAAAGTTAATTATGGCCGATGGACACAGGAACCCGAGAGTGCCTTCTTTGGACTGTCTGATATGAATCTCATGCGCTTCATAGATAATGCCATTGAGAAACTTAAATCGGGACGACAGATTGATGAAGCGACACAGGAAGGTTTACGGAATGCCTTAGCTCAAGGCGTAGGCGAAATGCTTCTGGCCCGGGGTGCCGGGGCCCATCAGATTCACCGGAATCCCCGATTAATCGAAGGTTATAAAACCACCGGACTCAAAGAAGTCCTGATGAACTACATCACGGGATATATGGGGGCCGAGACCAAGCAAGAGGCCGCCTTTGACTTCATGGATTCCTTGCAGACGGTCCCTAAAGATCAACCCAACTTATTTGAAGATATGGCTCACTACGCCAGCAGCATGCTTCGTAATTTTGAGTCCATGGATCGATCCATGGCCAAGGCCCGGGCATTCGCCGCTATCTGGTATCTGGGCGGATCTGCCCGGTCAGCCGTTCTGAACTTTACTCAGAACTTCGTCCAGGGAATTCCCTTCCTGGCCCGGATTATGAAACCTCTCGGTAAGGGTCCATTGGCCGCCGAACGAATCTATATTAAGGCCATGTGGGATGTTGCTATGGGTCATGGAACCGATGAAGAAAAATTAATGGTTCATGGGATGGTAACATCGGGAATCGCCAATGATCAACAAATCCGGCAGATCTCTCGGGAAATGCGCGGAGGAACACCCGGAGTCATCGGCAATGTCATGGATATTCTGATGGCCCCCTTCTCCCTGGTCGAAAAGTTCAACCGTAAAAGTGCGGCCCTGGCTGCCTATCGAGCCTATCAGGAATTAGGATTGAACGGCGAAGAGCTTTTCCAAAAGACGCGGGATTACGTCTATGATGTCCATAACCTTATGACCCGGGCAAATCTGCCCCATGCCATGAGGGGCGGAGACCTCGCCTCGCAACTCCTAGGAACGGCCTATACATTCCGCAGATTCAATCATAACTACATCCTGGCCATGATCTATTCTCTACGGGGACCGGATGGTAAAATCAGTCTCAAAAATTCGGATGTTCTAATTCGATCTCTTGCTTGGTTTGCGGTCCTTGGCGGGATGACGGCGCTTCCATTTCTAGATGATATTCTCGATGAATTGGAAAAGTTCTTTGGTCGCCCATTCCGGACGGAGATGCGCAATACTCTGCGCCAAATCGGTGGAGAACCCCTGGAGCAACTTGGAGTGGCCGGCATCCCGGCCATGCTTGGTCAGGTTCTTCCTGTAGGCGTGGATATGAGCGGATCTCTCAAGATCGGTCTTCCCTCACTCAGCGAACCACTCAAGGGAGTCGAAGAGACCGTAACGGGTGTATGGGGGGGTCTCGGGAAAAAAACCACACAGGCATATACTCAAATCGGTTTAGGACAATATCTCCGGGCTTTTGAAAATGCTTCCCCGATCTTCATAGAAAATATTCTCAAGGCGGTCCGTATGTCCACCGAAGGGGCCACAACCCCAACCGGGAAACCTTTATTTGATGTCACCGGGAAGCCAATCATGGAAACCGGAGCGGAAGCTGCGGTCCAGACGTTAGGATTTAGGCCGGAAAGAATTTCCTTGATGGCCAGGACTCACCGTGAATTTGGAAACGTGGAATTGAACTTTTCTAATAGACGTAATGAACTCTATGCCAGTTTTAGACTGGCAAAAAATGCCGAGGAAAGACAAAGTGTGATCCAGGACGTGCAGAAATATAACCTGGATGCGGCAAAATTTAAGGGCGTGATCCCGATGATCAACGCCCAGGCTTTGAGACAGGCGATACTTGTGAGACCGGAAAAGAAATACCTTCTGTATGGTCATCAATTCGTCGGTCAATAACTTTATACTCATCCTTGCTCATCAGGATCTTCTTGGTCTCCTTGATGGCCTTTTCGGAAGTCGCTACAGCCAAGACTTTAAACCCCGAGTGTTCCAGGGGGCAGGCCATAATATCACCTGCAAATACTTCCTGGATCTCACTATTTTCTAAGAGCAGAAAGAACCTCATTCCAGACCTCCAGGTGAAGGGAATCCAAACATCTTCCCGAAAGGGTTTTGCTGCTCCGGCAATTCTACCAGAACATAATTTTCATCTCCCATCTTGCGTATTCCGATAGACTTTCCCCATGTCTCTTTGTGATTAAGCTTAAGGGCTGCCCAAAATAGTATTCCAAGAGCCTTCGCGGTAGAGCTGAATTCCTCTACCTGTTGAGATGGCAGGAAACAACCGTTCTTTCTGACATAGACTGCGATCGAATCGGCTAACCGGAAGAGATATTTTTCCCATTGCGTAATCTTTATAGAGATCGGTGTTTCATTTGATCCTATTTCCCCGAAATTCGGTTTGTGTGTCAAAAAATGATCATAGATTTCCTGACCCAATACCTCCACGGTGTTAAAACTTAAAACTGCCTGCCATTCCACAAACGTAATCTCTTCTTGTTCCTTCTGCTCCTTCCGATCTTCTTCCTCTTCGCCCATCTTCTCAAACGGATTTGAATTGATTTGCTTCTCCATTTTGACCTCCTTTAAAGATCTATGTGTCATCCATCCCCTAAATCTAAAAGCCTCATAGTCTTATTTTGATCAAGAGGTTTAGGATCTTGCATTATAGAAGGATTAGATACCATGAGTTGAATCTGTCGATCGAGAGCACTCATTAACTTATCAACCTTCTGGGCCCCATGTCTATTTCTGAGTCTCATGAAATTATCGACCATGAGACCATAAAGGATCTGTAGAAAATCAAGCGTCTCCTGATTACTTATCTGATTACTCAATTCGCCAGACCTTCACCCCGCCGTGGAATTTCCGGACCGTGTACTTTTTGGAATTCTTCCTCCCGTAGTATCCCAGGTGTTGGCTAATCGCTTTCCGGGCATTCTTGGTCATGTCGAATCCCGCATCGATAAGTTGGAGATCGGTAAAGACCTCATGATCTCCGGGATTCAGGGCATATAAATTCTCCCAAAATGGATTTTGGTCTTTTTTTTCCGTAATCCCCATCAACTTTTTAATTCTTTCCAGCCATCTCATTTTTGCTCCTCTTCTTTCAAGATTATTTTACTTCGTGTAATTTATATATTTCTTCTTGACTCTTCCCATGCGCAAACCACTCTTTTTCAGAATATTGCATTGACCAGTTATTGCCGAATTTTTTAAACATTTCTTCCCTGGCTTCATCATATGTTTTTGATTCGATAACATGAAATCCATTTTCATGGGGTTGTCCAAACCCGAAAGTAAAATAAAATCTCATCTTTTCTCCTTGATTGGGCAGACGGGTTGCTCGGCGCCTTCCACCCACAATTCACCGCTTTTCAGACGGCTGCCTCTGCCCTGGTTGCCCCCGTGCCCAGCCGCGCAATCGGCGGTTCTGGCAAGCGGCCTACCCCGACATCCTTGCGGTATGCCGACGGGAGCAAGTATTTATCCCATAAATCTATGATGAATTTTTTTATGGCAGATCACTTTCTTGGCTAGGGCTTTCAGGGCCCGCCCCGAGGCAATGGCCTGTCCTGTGTTGTCATTCGGTTCATCGAGATGAGATCTCCGGGCAATTCCTTCCGCACAAAAGAGTTGATCTTTGATCTTGATCTCTGCCCTGGCTACCGTGAACCATCCCCCCTGATAAACGATGGTCGGGGCCAATTCCGGATTCAGTTTCAGAAGTCTCTCTACTGACTTTTGCATAGTGCTTTCCTCCTCGGTTTAATCTCGGTATAATTCCTTTTTTAATTGCCCCGGGAAATAGATATAAGCCTCTTCAAAGTTGGACAAATATCTTCCAATCCGCATTATCCAATCACGATTACGAATGAAATTCTCAAACCTTCCGATTTCTACATTGCACTTGTAACAAAGGAGACCACGTACCTTACCCGCTTTATGGTCATGGTCAACATGCAATTCTGTTCTTCTGGTATTCCGGTCCTGTTGACCGCACAGATCACAGCAACCATTTGATGAAATTTGTAGCACATTCAATTCTTCCCGAGTGAGACCATAAAATTTAAGATATCTTCTGGTCGCCAATGTACGGCGGCTTTTTGGATTTATAGATCTTAGCCGATTTAAGCGTCTTGCCTTTTCTGGGTTAGCTGCACGTCGAAGACGTTGCCTTTCGTTTATTCTTGATCTATTGTTTTTAGCCCAAAGACTTGCCATTTCATTAAGTCTTTCTCGATTTTTATCTCGCCATCTATTCTGTCTTGCTTGAAAGGCCTCCTTATGTTTGGCGCGATATCGGCGCACTGTTTCTTTACGCCGTTCTTTTCTTTCTTCGGTAGTCATCATATGCGGTAACGATCTTCCTCGATCGATGGGAAATGAACCTTTGCCTCAATGAATCCCAACTTATCCCCACGTCTTGCTATCCATTCTGGAGAACCATGACCCACATAGGCCGCATAATCGCCGATTTCGCCTTCAACCAAAACCACGGTTATTTTAAACGGAGGGACACCTTCATATTCATTCGGATAACATCTTGTGTTTATGCCGAGTATTTTCATGGTTTACTATATACCCAAATTTCTAAAAACCAAAGGGCAACCCCCCCCACGATAAACCAACCCCAATCCCCAATTCCTAAAAGATACCCGGCGCATCCGGTACAGATGCAGACCAAACCCATCACGTCCAGCAGATTCCATCTCATTTTAAAAGCCAATCCTTCCTTAAGCATTCTGCTTCGTACTGCCTCATAAAATTGGCGATTATCTTTGGCTCGATGTAGGCCAATCGAATAGACTTGCGCAAGGCAAAAGCCATACAGAAATCCCCAAAGGCTCCCGGGCTTCTCTGGTCCCAAACAAAATAGATCACGTCAGCCCATTCGATTTTCGCCCGATTTGCTGCCATGATCATAAGTTCAGTAACCTTGGAAGTATGATTATCCAAAACTGGCAATACTACGTCATGCCCCTCCTCCTCCAAAGAGCATCTAAGTGTAAGCATTTTTTCTAAAAACTGCGTACTGCCCATGATTGCAATTTTCATTCTTCTTTTACTCCCTTCGGTAATTCATCCTTTTCTAAAGTTTTTTTAAACATAAGATTCCCTGCCGTATGATAGATCACGATGCCTTCCGGTTTCATAAATCCTGGGGCTGCATGACTACCCAGGGCCCTTAAGGTCTCTAGACCTTGATGCACAGTTGTGGTGCAGAATTCACCGCGAATAATCTCCGGTACAACATAACAGCAAGTTGGACGGACAAAAGGATCACCCCACCTTTTGAGATTGAACAGGGAGAATCTTTTCTCCTTGAGTCCATACCCACGCTGAATGCCCTGTCCCCACCACTCACCGAAGTGGAAACCGGGACCAAGACGCATCAGTTCTAAGACATTCCCATATGCCCATTTTGCAAATCCGTGGTTGTCATCCTCTGGACTGATCCATCGGGAGCGAGAACCGCAGAGAAACGGAACGATTCTACCCGAGTCAGGAGTAATGGCATCAAAGTTATCGGCAATATAAATACACCCATTCGTCCCGTCGATCTTCTCCGTGATGATGCACTCCCGAGAATATCTTGGAATTTTAGAGAATCCCACAAATTCAATCATTTGAGTTCTCCCTCTTTGGAGGCCATTTGCCTTTTATCCAAAAAATGACGACAAAGATTAATCTTAGCTGCCTGAGTCTTCCGATTCTCTTAAACCGAAGTATGTTAGGCCAAACGAATCTTATGCGGATCATTCATCTGACTCCTCAATAGTGATCTTCAATTCCTTTAGGATCTTCCATGGCGAGCCAGAAAATTGACCGGACTTCACTGCCGCAAGAGCGGCTTCTGAAGTCTCGTATTCTTCCAGCCGCCAACCTTCATAGCATCCATAATCAATCGCCAAATAAACCATCTATTTATTCTCCCATCCGATCAGTTTGCTGATCTCCGGCGTGAACCCGCCAAACTCTTTCAGACGTTCCGCAATGCGATCCATAATAGGTATTTGCTTTGCTAAAAGTCTTCTAAAATTCAATCCCGGATTACCTATTGCGGAAGATCCAGGACTCGGCAAAAATCTATACCATCGGCAAAGTTGAATCCGATCGGCCTTCTCTACTTCTTCCATAGTGGGATAGTTCACCATCTCTCCCCTGATGGAGTGCTGACTACTTCCGAAATATCCGATGCGGGATAGGCGTATTGTTTATCCCAACAATCGGTCACGATGACGAAACCACCCTCAAACCTGACTTTGTTGGTGTAGCTTCCCCCTGGCCTTCCCTTATCTGGAAAGGATTTAACCGTTCCGTCTTTCATCTTGATGGAAATATCAGCCAATCTATTCTCCTTGTGGGGTGCCCCATGGGACTCGAACCCACCTTTGCAGGGCCACAGCCTACCGTCCTACCGCTGAACGAGGGGCACTAAATCGCTATTTGATATTTCTTCTCGGGCACCAGACCCACTATTACGACCGCGACTACGCATGCAGCCAGGACGATCAATAACTTTTTCATCCGTAAATCTCCTTTGCGAATTTACCGAAGTTCGTCACTCTTAGACTGAGTTTTGCAAGAACCTCATAATCAACCCTAAACTCCCAAGCGATGTGCATAGTATCCATTGGAGAAAGCCTCATTCCCTTCTCTAAACGATACTCGATGACCTTATCTAAGGCCACTCTCCATTTGAATCTCAATGTTCTACCTCCTTGGCCTCGGCCTCGATGATTCGATCTGGCTCTGCCGGATCTGGAATTTCGACCTGGATGAGGTATCTCTTGCATCCGGAACGTTTTGACCCCGGGAAATTACTGGCGAGGATCTGCATCGAAGGGTTTTTCATATATGGATAAATATCCATGTAAAGATCGACCTTCATTGACTTTTCTCCCATTTCTTGATTAAGGATAACGCGAGATGATTGCGCGTGATCTGATCGACGTAACCCTTTTGTTTCCCGCCAACATATGCTTCCAAGGCCCTGACTGGATCTCCTCCGTACTGATTGAGTAAATCCATCAAAATCAAATTCCCGGCCCGGATGCTCTTGTCCACATCAAATAGATCTCTGGCATTAGTACAAATCCCCGCCTTGACCAGAGCTTTTCCGTGAACAGAATACCTTACTTGAGTCAATCCCCATGCCTGGGCTGAAGAGATCGCCGTGGGCGTGAATTCGCTTTCGGCTCGGATCAGGGAGAGAATCAGTAAGGGATAATCGCACTTCATGGCCTCGGCCACGATCTGGCGACTCATATTCATTGAGATTTTATTGGATCTACCGAATACCCATTGCGCCAAATTCTCCTGATAGGCTTGATCGACTTTGGCCGGAGCCTTCAGTCTCATGAGAAGAAAATCTCTTTCCTCTTGGATACTTTTATAATCTGCCTTGGAAGTAAAAACCAAAAATGCAAAGATTAAACAACACAAAATTAAAAACGAAATGGGTATTATTTTTTTCATCCTTCCTCTTTTGGGGGTCTTACCCCTCTTTTCTTGTAATACCAAGCCAAATTATTGATCCGGATGTTTTTTGTCCGGCACTCAGAACCGCATATCTCCTGTTTAGGAAAACATAAAAGAGTGAATTCTTTCTTACAGACCTTACAGATGAAAAACCGGATCTTCTTCTTAGGCTTTGGCATTTGTCGATTCTTGGTACAGTAAACCTTTTGAAAGATTTCGATTGGAACATCATCCAGACGACTCGGGACTTTAAAATAATATTCATTGGAGAACCCACAAATGCAGGCCACCCGACCACTTCCAAGATTCAGGCGTTCCTGAAATAGTTTCCTGCCACACTTTGGACAAATCATCGTCTCCAATAGATCGAGCCTGAGAGGGGGAATGATCGGATTTTCTGGTTCTGGAATTACTTGCATATCGGTAACTCGCTACACTCTTTTCCATCGAGAAGACGGCCAGCGGTTTTTTTGCCGATGCGATAAACCTCTTGGTAATCACCAAATGGTTGTGTTCCCCTTCCTTCCCATGTGGCAGCATCAAAAATTCTTGCCTGTGATGCGCCTACCCATTCCCCCCATTGTTTAAAGTAAAATGGCACCCCCGCCTCCTGGCATTGATCCCTGACCGATCTTGCCCAATCCGGGTGCATCGGCCTTGCGCCTGGGCCGGACTCTCCGCCGAGGACTACCCACTTAATCAATCGTTTTAATTTCCATGAACCCCATAGGCAATTTATGTATTCGTTAAGTTTGAGATCGATAGGGCCTAACATCGGCTCAATAGAGAGCCACCTAACCGTTGCCGGTATCTTCACTAATTCGCGGATTTTCCTATCTGCCTCTCCCTGGTTTACGATCGTCACCCCGGGCCAAACATTTGGGATATAGTCTCCTCCGCCCAATTTTATTCCATAAAGTTTTCCCTTTATCAGAGTTGCCCTTTTTGTGAGCAATAGAAAAATATGTTGAGGGCAGACCTCCATCACATCAAGGGCCTGGTCGATAAAGCTATTCGGCACTTGCTTATGAAAAAGATCATTAAGGATCAGCCAGGACTGTGGTTTTTTGGTGCGGAGGGGAAGGTCAAGATTACTTTCTCTCAGACGAATTTCCCCTGTCCATCCGATCCTTGACATCGTTGTTAATTGAGCCACCGGAAGATGAATTTTTGGATTTGGATTAAAGGCCATTCTCGTTGATTCTCTTGCACTCCAGCAATGTTCACAACCAGGAGAACACGGGGTACAACCGTCCACCAGGCGCCATAGTCGATCCCAATAAATCCCTTGACCGATTCGATCAAACATTTTTACCACCTTATTAAGAGGCCGCAGAATGGAAGTCTGCCTTTAAAGAAATCAAACATCTCGGCCCAAGTGCTGAACCCATCCGCATGAGCCAAGGATTCACGTTCATCTGGATCAAGATAAATGCCCCGGTACTGAACTAAACTCGAACTCCATATCTCGATTCCCTCAACGGAATAACATGTTCTTCCACCCAAACTACGAACGGCTTTAGTTCTAAGTCCTACGTATAGGTATAGAAGATCTCCCATTTTTGGATCTCTACCATCTTTTCGTTTTGCGCGAATGGTCTGTCTTTTAAGGTCTAATTCTATGGCCCGAACAAATCTTGGTTGAAAATTAAGGGCTGGCATTTCCTACCCCCTTTAAAAACTTTTCTCGATTATCAGCAAAGTATATACTGACTGCTAAAGCACTCCATTCATGACCATGGATCTGATATAATTTGCCTGGTTCTTTCTTGGTCCCGATCGCGCCGAATCGATCAATCAGAACTTGTTTAATATTGGTATCCTGGGCCCTGGCAGTTCCGCAGAAATGGCATTTGATCTCTCCCCGGTAAACTACATAGATCTTAGCTGTGTAATCCAAAAGTCTTTCCTGGAGATGCCCGATGAAATTTTCGGTCATCAGAACACTCTTGCCGATCGGCATTCCCATGTGTTGGATACCTTCTATGACCGGGATGCCCTCGAACTCTTCGGCTACCCTGAGATCGGCCAGAATCTTTTCATTCAAGTCGGTAAAATTCTTGATCACGGTTTCTGTTGCCGTATCCCAAAGCACAAAAGCTGTCTTGTCCGTACCTGGGTCAAAACCTGCTATCCTCATCCGTTACTCCAATCCATTTGAATTTGACGACCTGTTTTGCGAAGACTTTCCAAATATTTTTGTTCTTTGCGAATTAACTCTTCCATAGATGATGTTGCTTCTTCCGGATATAGATTATGATGTATTTTACATAAGACTTCTCTGAGAGCCTTCTTGTGATCTTCCATCAACCCTTCCGCCATGGCCTGTAGGTCTTTGATAATCTTTATCCCGTCTTCACCGTCCTCTGTGGGCACGGCTTTAATTTGCAGACTTGGCCGGAAATTAGAAAACTGCTCGTATGGATGATTAAAAGTGCGACCTGCTGATATAGTGATCTCGGTGATCTTCATATTCTCCTTTCATTGCGCCCCCACCTGACTCCACTCAAGAGGGGGCGCTTCGGTATCGAGTTACCGTTTATTCTAATTGCTCATCTGAGGACTCTATCGCATTCTTGGGCATCTCCTTTCGTTTCTGAATTTCCGAAGACTTCTCCTGCGGAGGCTTCGGATTCGGTTTCGGTAAAATGCTTATATCAAGTTCCGCCTCAGTCCCGATCGCCTGGATCTGGACCCGATCGCCACTATCGAGCGTTAGGATAACCGCATCACTTCCGTTCTTGTCCGCATACTTCAGGTCCACGCTCATGATGACTCGGGCGGGCATCTTCCTGGTTATGTCGAGAATGAAATCGGGTATCATATTTTCTTCTCCTTCACGTCAGTTGGATAAGACAGGGCCAGGAATAGGGCCCTTCGTTCTTCCTTCCCCTCGGCCACTTGCTGATCGAAGATTTTCTTCTGGAATCCGGTAAGGGCCGCGATCTTTTCTCTTATCCATTCATTGGATCTGGCCGGGAAATACTTCATTACTTGATCTCCTTCCCGATCTTCGATAGCAAATCTTTTATCTGATCTGGATTCATGGGTTTGAAGCAGGCCGGGCAGCATTCAAATTTCTTCAGATCTTCCAGGAGCGTTTCCTTCTTGCATTTTGGACAGGTGCCCCAAAGATCCTTGGCGACAACTTGTAGTTTCGGTCTTGCCTTGGACTGTCTGATATTGTCGTATTTCCCCTCCAGTACGCCTAGCGCATTCTCCTGGTTGGCCACAACCCAATCGTAAGTAGCTCGCCATCCCCGATCATTTTCTCCCATCAGAAAAGGTGTTTTGATGATCTTCTGGAAGACCTGGACCCAATAGGTATGTATATCCGGATTCTCGCGTAGTCTGATCTTTGCCTTCTGGATTCTTGACGGTAGAGCTTCACGGACTTCCGGCAGGCCGGCATCGGCGCAAATGGCATTCCACGCCTGAATCAGTTGGTGCGCATCCTGAAGTAATTTTTGATCTCTCACTTCTTCCTCCTCTGTCCTTTCCTGCTCGGGTGGATTCTCTGGTTCTTCTTCCTCTTCAATCTCCGGCTCCAAAGCCTTATTCAGGCGCTTACTACTCAAGACTTTTTCGACCATAGAAATCAATTCTTCGTTATGACTTACTCTTCTAATTTCAGACTCCTGAATCCAATATCGAAACAGTTCTACCAATTTACTTTTTGGCAGTTTCGTGAGATTTGTCGCTATGCCCTTTGCATGTTTCTGGTTGGTGGCTGGATTGTATTTGAGAAAATTTTTGATGAAGATCACTGAATTTTCCTCATCAAAAGCTATCATCTTCTTTTCGATTAATTCCTGTCTGGCCGCGTTGTAATCCTCTTCCGTGAATTTTTTCAGATGTAGGAAAGTATATCCATTCCTAATGACGTAAAGGCCGATTCCGTTGGACTGAGGAGAAGTCATTAGATAGATAAAGAGGATCATCGCGTCTTTACTCAAATACGGAAATGTTTGATCTTCCCATATTTTTACAAAGATCTTCCGGTAGTTCATCGATTCGCCGTTCTATTTGCTGTGGAGAAAACAAGCGTTCTGTTTGTAAAAAGTGCATAGGTTGACACAGTAGATAGTGGCTACCCGGCAATTCTGCTTCTCTCCCCCTGGAGGACATTTAACCTCATCGTTCGGAAAGATGAAATCATTTCTACTCATTCCTTTGGGCAACATCAATTTGGGCATCAGTTTTTCTTTCCCCGGTTTGATCACGGCATTTCTATCGTGGAATGATTGTGGCCCCGACGATTCAAACATGGGAATATCTTCGTCATCTTCTCCGGGTTCCCGGGAAGGTCTTGCCGGTTCCTGAAGCGGGGGCTCGGGCGGTAGTGCGGGAGGAGGGGAAGGTTCAGGCTTACAAGGAGGCGCCGGCTGTGCCAAGGCAGCCGGACTTGTCTTTATGCTCTGACCTTCCCCTGAGAGCTTTTCGGTTAGCTTATTTTCTTTATCCGCGGTCTTCTGCTCGACCGTCTTGGATGATTCCGGAAGTTGGGCGAGATCCAATCCTACATCCGGATCAATTACCTGAATGCCCGCTTCCTGATACTCATCGATGATTGCTGCCTTCTGCCATTCAGGAGAGAGGGGTAGCCATTTTGCCAATCGGCGCATCGGAGTTTTCTTCTCCATCTCTTCAGGAAACTTATTCCATGGACTATCGGAAACATTTTTCTTGTTGGCCAGGGCTTGTTTTTTCGTTTCCTCGATTTCCTCAGCCCACATCCATTCCCACTTAGGCGTTCCATCTTTCATGATCGCCATGGAATAAACTCCGAGCATTGCCTTACCCCGTTTAGAGGGCGGTAAAGGTTTATGAATCATTTTATGATCGCTGCCCTCATCGAGAACGAATACCTCGTTCACATAGACAATCCGGGAATAGCAATCCTTTACTTGATTGCTTCGATAAGCGAGTTCAACATACCCCCGATAGCCGATGATCAGTTGGCAATCATATCTATTGAACTGAGAATTCCAGAACGGGACCAGGTTTGCATGGCCAAGATGCTGGCCGATCTCCAGGCCAAGATTCGCGGCCTGCATGATCGATCCTAAGAAGCTCTTCTGGTCACACTCCAGGAGTTTGGGGTTTATCCTCACAGCATTAACTACCAGACTAATAAGCCTGTCGGCCTTCAGGTGCTTGGGAAGGGCATGTTCAAGCCGAGCCTTATTTTTGGTCAATAGATCTAAAACTGTGCCCGCTGTTCCCTGGACTGCCGGGAGTCCTCCGGTTTCTGGTTTCTCACTTGGATTGATTTTGGTTGCCATGTTCTTGCTCCTTTGTTTATTTTTATCCGATTCGCTGTCCTGCGGGATTTTTCTTGATTTCCGGTGGCTCGGGTTTATCAAGATTATATGGAATCCATTAATTCTCCTATTCAATCAAAATTGGCTTTATGATATAGGGTCTAAAAACTTTCATGGGCTTCCCGGTTTTCATGTAGGATTCCATGATCTCATAAGCCGGAGGATTCCCTTTAGCAAAACCCTTCTTATCTAAACTTTGTCTTCCTGCCTGCTCTTTGAAATACACGCGCATTCCAGAACCCTCAGCGATAGAGGCACTTGCCGAATCCATCATGGACTTTATGGAATTTTCAGCGATCTCAAGAAGACCCTCTGCATTCTCTCTCAGATTTTTGGCAACCTGATATTGCTTGACAGCTTCGGCCCATTCGTTGGGATTGATTTTCTCCATGTTCACCAGTTCACCACGGAGAACTTCCGGCATTTCGATTTGGACTGTTTCTTCCTCGGGTGCAATCCCATTTAAGACGCCTTGCCAAAACTCATTGTCCTTTTGAAAGATGATCTCTATAAGCCGCTCATTGCGCTGTACGTCAAAATGGATGAGTTTCCATTTTTCTGCGGAGAAGATGGCAAAAGATCCCCACTTTTTTCCCGTCACACCCAAGTAATGGGCCAACTGGACGAGATAATATTCGGGCAATCCTTCACGTTCACACTTTCCGAAAACTCCCAATCCCGGACATTTAATCTCTAAGATTCCTTCACCAAGTTTAGGATCTACAAGTTTGCGATCGATGTGCGCCCACAGATGCTTGTGAATTGGATGAAGGATTTTCTGTTTGACGATTTCAACCTGACGGCCAGTGATCTCGCCATATAGATCCGCGACAATCGATTCAAGGCGCTTCCCCCGCATGGCAGCCGGGCCAGTGGGTTCTTGTTCCTTCAATCCAACTTTCTCCAGGAAAAGATCTCTTTTGGTCTTGAAGGGCGATATGCCTAATATGATGGCCGAATCGCTCCCACCGACCCCACCCTTTCGCTGGGAGACATCATCTTCATCAATTTGAAGTTGCCTAAGTTGCTGTTCCATGAAGATTAATATCTGAAGAGATCTTTGACTTCTCTGATCGTGCTCATTTGCCGGTTGGCAAAATATTCATATCCGAATCTACCATCTGACAAGGTTTTTCGTTCCCGATTCAAAAGGAGATTCATGAGCGCATTCAGAGTAACAATACTTACTTTGTAACCATTCTGTCTTTTCTTTTCATCCATGGCTCTTCCCGACAACATATAATCACGCAATAAAAGCATAGGATGGGCGCGGGGAAGATTTTCTCCTTTTAGATAAGCCTCTTCATATTGCATGATCTTTTCAAAAGAAACTTTTGCTGCAAAAGCGAAACACGCCAAAACAGCGCTCATCTTTAAATTTTTAAGATGAGCACTTTTTGAATGTACGATTACTTCATCAACCTCTTTTTTGTAGATTTGATAAATTTTGTTGGCCAAAGATGAAGTAATTTGGTGATGTCTATTGGTACATAAACTACAAAGTGCCCCCAGTATCGAAGCCATCAAGGTTCCTTGTTTCCATCCATAAACAAGCATGCCCGTGTCTCCCACTCCTCTTTTGCGTCCTATGTCACACTTTCCGACCGCAGTTTTTGGAAGACCCTTGATAGCAGAAAAGATTTGATTCGTACCAGATAGAATAATGGCCTCTATGCGATGTTGACCATCAATCAGATGTCCATCAAAAGCGAATCTGATTGGATCACCGACAAATTCCCAATCCCCATGTTTCATTGCAATCGTATAATTTTCAGCCGTCTTTGGGTAAAGCGGCCTATTATGGCCATTCCTCGTCGTCTTGATTTTAAGGGCCAACTCCGGCGTCATTTGGATACGCCTCATTTCTTCCTCCGGTGAATCGATCCACTTTTCCACTTGATTGGCTGACATAATTACTTTGTCCATACTATTCCTCCTCTTTTTTTGATTCTTGGTTCTCTTTAATCCAAGATAAAAATCTTTTCCGGTCTGCCTTACTTGCTATAGTCCAATAGCGTTTTAATGAGCGAAGCGTTTCTGTGCCTTCTGCCTTCTCCTCCGCAGTCTTTGGTTTCCTTGTAGGTCTTTTCTTCGGTTCTCCCTTCAATATTCTCGTTTGCTCTTCCGGAGAAAGATTATCTACCCATTTTGCTGCACGCTTCACCGTGGCCGGACTGACATGGTGCTGTTCGGCTATTTTCTCGGCCGTAGAAAACGATGGTTCATTTTGATCTATCGTTTTTCCCCTTCCCGGACCAGCCTTCTGGAATACTTGTGCTTCCTTCTTCTCCAAATTATATTGAGTCCCAATGAGAACCCTTCTTTGGAGTGGTGTCAGATTCCGGCGGGCAAGTTGATTCCCGATGATCCATATTTTCGCCGCATCCCGATCATCAAAGGTCTTGGAGTGCGTCTTGAATTCGATCTCATGTCTCTTGCAAATCTCATATCTGGAATGGCCATCCAGCAACTTCCCATCCCAAAGAACGAGAGCATCCCGGCATCCTTCTTTTAATAATGATGCCTCCAGCGCTTCCTTCTCGTCGGCTGTTAGGACTGGAATAAGATCTCTAAATTCAGGATCGATCTCTACGACGGGTATATCGATCATTCTTGGGGTATTCATTTATTCCTCCACCACTACCGAGCCGATGACCATGCAGATAATCCGCTCGCGCCTCGGCCCAATCTTTTCGTTGATTACAACCCAATCGCTGGAGGCGTGGAATAGGTATTCCTCGCCATTGGATGCACGCCAGACTGGAGAAGTGACGGGCAACTTGGCCAGCTTGATAAGCTCTTGCAGGGGGCCCTTTAATTCCAATTCTCCAACTTTAGAAGACTTCGTTTCGGCTCGAAGTTTAGAAATAGTATTCTCTTCAGCCACGGATGCCTCTCTTTCTCCGGTTGCGGGCCCGGCGCCTTTCCATTTCCTCTGTGCCCCAGGGAAGTTCATCCCAGGACGTTAGTCCTTCTTCCGGGAAAGATTTGCGGGCGAATTCGTATATTCGCTTCTTAGCCTTGAGTGCGCGTTTCATTCCTCTTCCTCCACTACTGGCTCTTCCTCGTCGATCCCCATGCGCATGAGGGCCAACCTTTCTTTCTTTATGGCCTGCCGTTTCATGAGCAAGGATTCACCCAATTCCAGTAAGTTCATCTGTTTGCCGAAAATAACTTTAGCGCCCAGGGGTTGGATCAGGGCCCGGATGGGTTCAAGACTTTGGGTGACATGGCAGAAGATAGGAAGAAGGTCGAGGGAGGGAATTCTATTTTCCTCGTTTTTGGTCCAGGAATTGATCACCACGGTTGTGATCTCCTTAGACCGCCCCTCGACCCCCAGGATTTCGTTCATCCGGTCTGCTATTTGATCTCTGGAAAGGTTTGAATCTTTAATGGCTTGGCGTAAGGCGCGTTTAAGGTGGGGAACCACTTCAAGGAATGATGGCGTCTTGGCGTTGTCTATCATTTAGCCTCCTGTGGTCATTTCTGACCCTAAATTAGACATTGCTTTTTAAGGCAAAAAAATATAGACTGATTAACAGAATCCCCGACACGATGTTAAAAGTTTTGCCCATTAAATTTTGCATTGGATGATTCTTTATACACCAGGAGTTATCAAATGTCAAGTAAAAAATACGCCTATGATGTAAAATTTTCAGAAATAATTCCACGTCTGATGAATTTGGTCAAGATTACAAAATATAAAGACCTTGCCCCGTTCTTCGATATTTCATCCCAAAGTCTTGGAAATTATAAAAAGAAAGACAAAATCGCCCCGGAGTGGATTTTTAGATTCGCCGAGAATGCCAAGATTTCGATAGATTCTTTATTGAAAAAACATGAACCTGATTTGGCGAACAGCCAACTATTGAGGAAAATAGATATGGGGAATAATACTGAGCACAACCGCAGAGTTGAGGATATTCATTATTGCCAGGTTCAAAACCTGATCCGAGAGACAGGGACGGGCCTTCCCGAGATCGTCGCCGGCCATCCGATCGTAAAATTATTTCTTCATAAGGATTCCTTTCAGCGGGATTGCAACATCTCCAGCCTTAAGTATATCGTGTTGAGCGAATCGAACATGGCCCCCACGGTCCCCGCCGGCAGCATCCTTGTTGTAGATCAAGAAGAAAAAGGGATAACCGAATCCTTATACATTCTCAAGATCAACGATGTCTATCTCCTAAAAAGAATTCAGCCGTTGAATAATAATAAGGTGAGGGTAATTTCAGACAATCCCAAATACGAGACCTTCACTATAGATCTGGATGAGATCGCGCCCATGATCTTTGGCCGGGTGATATGGATCGTCTTAAAGATCTGATACACTTTTCGCTTGACAAAACTACATTTCTGATGTATATCTTTGCCCATGATCCAAGAAAATTTGGGCAAAAGGCTTACCAGGCAAGAACTCTCATCTGTTCTCGGGCTGAATTACAGAACAATCTGTGACCACTATGAAGACCTAGGCGGAATTCGGATAGGTAATCGATACCTTTTCTTTGAAAAGAATGTAATCCATGCCATACAAAAGGGGATCAATGTGGGTGGGCGAGGTCCGGCGGGGACGGCAGAGGATTCAGAAGTTATTCGGGTCCAAGAGGAAGGCGCTGGATTGGGAGAAAGACCAAAAAGACATTCCCGCCGAAAACTGGAAGATCGCCACGGAATCTTCCTTGGGCGAAATGGCTCTCGACTATCTTGATTATTCCAAATCAAAACATTCAGCAAAAACGTACCAGACTAAAAAATCAGTCTTTGGACGATTCTTCGTATATTCTGATCCGGATATTCCCCCAGATAAACTCCGCGCCGATCAAGTTTTCTTTTACTTACAGGATCAGTTTAAAAAACGCTCGGGATATGCAGCAAACAAGGACCGTAAAAACCTACTTGCTTTTACCTCATGGCTCTGGCGATACAAAGAAATACGATCTACCGCTGTTTCCTCTTGCGAAAGATTCCCCGAAGAACGCAGCCCCCGTTATATCCCCCCGGAAGAAGATTTCTGGAAAGTCTACGGAGAGGCGCCAACTCAAGATCAAGTAATGCTCCTCGCCTATCTGCATCTCGCGGCCAGGAGATCCGAACTCTTCCGGCTGAAGTGGGAGGATGTGGATTTTTCCCGCTCTCAAATCCGTCTGACCACCAGGAAAACCAAGGATGGCTCATGGAAGGCTCATTGGCTTCCCATGACCCCAAGACTCTCCAGCGCCCTCTTAGATCATCGGCAGGGCCAAGACGAAAAGAATGAGCTGGTCTTTTTAGATCCTCGCACAAACCTCCCTTATGTGAACCGATTACACCGGATGCACGATCTCTGCCAAAAAGCCGGAGTAAAGTTTTTCGGATTTCACGCGATAAGACATTTAACGGCTTCGCTCTTGGCCAAGGCAGGGGTGCCCATGATCACCATACAGCAAATCCTTCGCCACGAATCATTGGCGACGACGGAGCGATACCTGCACAGCTTGGGGGATCTACGGCGAGCCTTGGAAAGTGTCTTTTGAGAAGGAGGTAGGAATTATGAAAAGATCATTTTTGGTCTTGATTTTTATTCTAATCACTGCTGGCGTTGCCTCAGCTGAAGCTTTTGTTTTTATTTACAATGCCGAGACAGGCGATGGTTTCGTTTATACAAGCACAAGCCAACAGGGAAATGTTTTACTCGTATTTTACCCAACTTTTAATAAGGTATTCTCCTATTCGGTCAGAGGTCAAGAATTGTATTTCGCCGACGATATGCTTAAATTCTTTTTGCAATACGGCATTGAGATTGATGCCTCGACTAGAAGTTATATCAAACGTTATCCTGGACGCACTATTATCAGTCCACTTGATCCGCGTTTTAAATGAAGGCTCATTTGAAGGCTTTTTCCTACCGAAGGCTGCACTAAAGACCATAATTTAGGGCAAAATCATTAAGGCATTTTGCTTTAACTGACCTATTGGGGCGGCAGCTACATGCCAACTACTCTTCATCACCCTAATAAATTCAATATCTTACAGATTGGATATGATAACCGGAAAGATTTTGAAGGCTCCCCTGAAGGCTTTAATTTCCAGGTTCGTATGCGCGCCGCGATTTTCCTATTTGATTAGTCTTATATTTCATCGAATAATTTTGGCTGACGCAATTTCCCTTTTTCACCTATCACTTTTCCCTGCAAAAGCCTGAGATCAACAACTGCCCCATATTCAATGAACACATCACGGAATCTATCAATATCCTTGTTCCAATAGATCATGGCGCATGACATTGGTGCACCCTTACCTTCGTCCTTCCCCTCAACGAGAAAACGGAGTCTCGTATCGTACAGAAAGCATACAGCGCTTGCCCGTCCCCACACATATTCCTTCCAATGGCTGGTGTTGGTTGCAACAGGCACTAAAGCAAGAACTTGCGATCCATAATTCTTGTGGGCATGGGCACACTTATAAAGCCAATGTTTTATTGTCGTTCTATTCTCTTTGTCAGAGCCATAAGGTGGATTCACATAGATCGTAGGATAATTCCATGATTCCTTGAGTCCATTTTTTTCTGGTAGGCGGTATTCTGTCTTAGCATGGACAACAGACCACTCATTCGAGCATGGGTCAAGAAATATTTTACCGCCAAAGACTCTTCTGACTGCGTTCACATACTTAGGAGGCGTACACCAGTTGACACTCTGCGAATTAACTGTCCTTCCCGCCGTCATGAGTGTATCTCCTGCCAGTTCTTTCCTTTCAAAGTGTCAAGTTCTTCCTTAAGAACAGCAAGCTGTTTCCCTGCTGGGGCGATGATGTTGAACCATCCTTCGATCACCTTCATGTGCGACTTGAAATAGGACTGGAGAGCGGCATCAGCGGCAAGGGCAATCTGAACCTTTGTGAACTGATTGACTCCCTTCTCGCCTGTGTAGCTCGCCAGAAATGCCTCTTTCGCTGCCGTCAGTTCCCTTGCTGGATGGAACAACAACTCGTCAATAAACTGTGCAATTCCCGCATCGGTCAGAAAAAGAAGCCAGTCATAGGATTGAGCGAGAACCTTCAGTTCCTTGTTGTGATTTTCGGACGTGAACCAATTGCCGTGATTACTGACAACTCCTACCGTTAGAATAAAACGCGACAGAAGTTCCGAATCATCAGATGCGATAATTTCAGCCATCAGCTTGTAGTAGTCGTCAAGTCGGAACGATCCGTCACGCTTCTGAATCAGGCCGCCCATACTGCCATTGGTCAACCTTATCTTCTGTAACGCGGACACTGTCCGAGCAACATAGGCTCCTTGCTTCGCCTTTTCGATTGTCTGTGGACCTTTCCGCATTCCTTCTTCGACCCCCACCCGCTTGCACTCAAAAATCGCGAATGGGCGACATCGAAGAATCACAACAGAATACTGTCCTTTGTCCTTTTCGAGTTGGTCGAGATACGCATTTATGAAGGTTGCGCCAAGATCGCAGACGGTGCATGAGTTCCGAAGAATCAAGTCCTTGCTCAACAAAGCGTGCGACTTCATCGAACCAGCGGAGATTTCAATCTCGGCAAACTGTTGATTTTTGGAAATCTTCCTTGCTGTGATGGGAAGTTCATCTCGGCCAAACTCCGCTGTCATCAGATGGGTTGAGGGATGAAGACTGTACTCAACATTGTGGGTAATATCATCTTTACCGAACTCAGGTAGCGGTTTCTCTATCGCAATATTTTTTTCAAACCCCCATGATTTGAGGGCGTAGAACGTGATAATCTCGACAAGGGTGCCGAGCGCACGCCCCGCAGCTTTCTTGGAGTCTTTGGCGTAGTGGAACACCTTCTCGGTGAGAACCTTCTGGAGTTGGTCAACTGATGGGTATGACATTCTCCGTTTTCCCTTTCTGGTCTTCATATTCTTTATTTCTTTATGGCTAAATTGGAAGGAATTGTCAAGGCTAATTTAGGGCTTCGTATGTGAGGCGAGCTTCGTATTTGAGACGTGATTGCCGGGCGGGCCATCCGGCGCATCCAGGGTGTCCCGGGCGCGTTGGGTGCGGTGCGCAAAAAAACCCGAGGGCTGCTTTTTGGGCCTCCCCCGGGTGCGTTCCTAAGTTCTATTCGGTTGTCTGATTACCTTTTCACTTCTTTGGCTTCTCCTTTCTTCCGCTCTTTATGACCTGCAAGGGGGCGTCTTCCTCAGTGTGCAGGATGATGGCGGGCTTTATTCCTCCCTTCAGGATAAGTTTACCTGGATGTTGCGGGCCTTCCTTTCCGAGAAACATAAAGTCAACTTCTTTCTGGTTTTCTCTCGGGCTGCGCTTAGTCGATATTACTATAGGTCTCATCCCCATCCTTTCCGGTTTCCCGAGTCTGATTAAACCTCTCTTTTGTTTGGCCAGGGCGATTTTTCTTAGACGCTGATAGCTCAATCAATCCTCTTCGGGTAACATAATTGTTATGACTGGCTCTTGCTCATCTCCACTATGGCACAGCGATTTGAGCCGGTGGACGTGCTTCCCAAATTTCACGCTAAAAAAGATCAGGTCAGCCGGGCCTTGCTTCCCTTTAATAGCAAAATGCATCATATTGAACATATCGCGGGCGCGGCCTTTCTCGCTCTGTCCTATGTTCCTGGAGTGGTCCGAAGGCTCCAGTAAGGCATATACGGCGGCGGTCACTGCTACCGGGTATTTAAACCCGGCTTCCCTTGCCCACTCGCTCACGTCAACCAGGCATCCGTCCTCCATAGCCTGGGCGCGGGTGTAAACGCTTATTACCTCAAAGGGTTCCCCATACAGCGTTACGGTATTACCTTCTTTCGTGGCCATGGTTCTATTCCCCTCCTTCCAGTTCTTTGGGTTCTAAGATCTGATAGGAATTCCCTATAGGGAAAGGGTCTCTTTTTTCCATCCTGTCAACACTTTCCTTTGCTTCTCGCTCGGTCTTAAACCACCCCGAAGAAAGAATAGTTTTCTCGTCTGCATGGTAAAAAGTTAAGTGCCATTTCATGTATTTATTGTACTTGGATGTTTCCCTAACGATGCGATAAGGGGCCAGGGTTCTATATAGGGATTTGCCTAAATAGCCTTCTCTTTCTAAGTTTGGCATCTATTCCCCTCCTTGGTTTCGTTTCCTTCCCATGGCTCGACCTTGTAAACCGTAAGCCATAGCGTGGCGATTATATAGCCTATATATTTTGATCTCCCCCCCTTAGTATCTACATACATTTTTTGGCCGTGTTTCCTCCCCAACTGCTCCATAAGATCTTTTCGGGGGTGCTTCAGGCCATGGAAGGTCTGTCCGTATTGGTCGATGGCCATAAACATTTTATTCCCCTCCTTCTTGCTTTTATTTTTTGGTTCTTAACTCAGGTCAAGGCTTCTCTTATACTGTCCGGTTACTTCGCTCACGTCATTCAGGTTCATGGCTTGCTTGGCTATCTCATGGGCAACATTCCCAAGCTCCCGTCTCAAGGTCTCATTGTCTCTTAAGTCTTTGGCAATTTCCTTCGAGTCGTGGCCGTTCATGTGTTTCCTAAGTTCGGCCAGCTTTTCGTCTATGCTATGGTCCCCGATAAAGTTCAACTCCTGGAAGTGCTCTATGGTTTCCTTTACGCTCTTGATGGTGTTGGCAGTGACTACCTCCCCATTGATAATCCGCGTTGATAATTTCTCACAGCTTTCGGCTACGGTGGCTCGCATGTCAATAACTACGTCTTCCAAGAATAAATCAAACTTCTCTTGAAGTTCTCTTTTAAAGCGCTCATAAGCTTCAATTACTTCCTGGCTTGTAGTCTCGTTCATTTTGGTATCTGTGATCTCGAAGATTGCCCAAGTAAAACTAAACTTCCTCTCAATGACATTGCGGGCCGGGTAGTATGGTTCCAGCTTGTCGGCGTAAAGCGGGTAGTTCTGAAGCATTTCCCTTTTTATTTGTTCATAGCGGTCCAGGAAACTTAAGACGGTGCTTTGAAATAATGCCTTGTACTGCTCCAAGTGGGCCGCGGTATCAACGAGCCTGTCTCGGGGAACAAAGCGGGCGCCACCTACCGGGAAAGGGAAACTCCAGCGGTCTAGGAAGTTCCTCGCATTGTTTTCAACCTGCGTGAAGCTATTCCTTTCATTCTCGGGGATAAGTAATTTCTTTCCGAGTCTCATAAAGTCCGGTATGTCCTCGGGGCTCAATCCCAAATCAGAGGGCTCCAGCTTCTTGGCTCCGCTCCATTTTGACACATTGAGTGTCAGCAAAACTCCATCCTTAAAATTCATAATTCTTTTACCTCCTTTCGTTTTTGATGTTGTGTAGCCTATTCATAACGGCGATAGCTCCAATTTTGTAAACCGTTATGCAAATTAATTCTTCTTTTTCATATAGGGCATAGAATCTTGAATCATGAGGTTTGATTATAAAATTCCCCAAAAATTCAGTTTTTCGCATCCGCCTTTCTCCAACCATTTTCCCCCCTTATCCGCACCACTGATTCCCAGCGGTACAGTCAATAGGCTTGTCTTTGCTTCTCCATCCTGGGCAGTCCTCGCACAATGCGCAAAGTAAATCCCCCGTTTCTTCATCCCACCAGTCAGAGATTAAATGACCAGTCGGGCCAATAGAAATAATGATGGGGTGAGGGTCAGCGGCCTCCATTGGTGTTTACCCTTACCCTTTCCTCCAGGGCTTCCACATAATATTCCCCGGTTCTTTTGATCTCGGTGGTATTGCCGAGGGCCTCTTCAATGAATTTGGAAACATCCAGGCATCCTTTGCCCTTTACTCCCTTAGTCTCTACCGTCACGTTTCCGGCTTGGTCGATGTTTAAGATGATCTTTTCCAAGTTATTCTCCTCCCCTACTCATGGTTAGTTGGATGTTGCGTCCATCCTCCGTTACTTTCTCGTACACGCTAAAGCCTTTCCGGCGGGCCTGGATCTTGGCTTGCTCTACAGCATAGGCTTGTTTGAGAAGTCCTGCATTCTGCCCTAATTTTGAAACTAAGCCTCCGCTTGACCAGGAATCCCATTGAAGGGAGAATTCCCCCTCGCTCTCCAAGAGTCCCACTTCAAATTTAGCACCAGGGATACTGATGGCATGGGAGCACTTGTTTTCCCCATAGTAGGCGCGGAAGGTCTTTTGTCCTTCCATGAATTTACAACCCAAGCGCTCGCACGCTGCCTTGAGTGCTTGAAGGCTTTTGATCTTCAATTCTATTTGTGACACGTGGCTCATATCTTTTTTTTCCTTTCTTTTAGGAATTTTTCAAAGGCTACCGCGTTGGTAAAAAGCGATCTTGCGCAACGAGGGCAAAAGAACTTTACCTCTTCTGCATCGGTTCTAAAGGAAAAGGCAATATTGGATCTTGTGATTTTTTCTTGACAGTATGGGCATGACGGCATTTTAGTTTATTCTCCTCCTTCCGCTTAGATTTACTGTCTCTTGATCAAGACTCGCGGGGATGGTTCTTTGTTTTGCCCATTGCCTCAAGGCTCCAATTTTATCCGCCATGCTTTGGGATAAGGGCATAACATAGGCTTCTGCTTCCTTGATGGTGGTTTGCATCATGGCTGCGATACGGCATAGGCTCTTTATCTCCGCTCCGCTCCATCCTTCGGTGGTAGTGGGTTCCCCTTCAACATGATATTGATGTTGATAAAGGTCTAAGATGATTTTCCGCTCGCGGCTTGTAGGCAAGTCAACAAAGAAAATAGCATCCCATCGCTCAGCGCGTAGGAATTCGGGGGGTATTTTGGTAATGTCATTGCAGGTAGCAATAACAAACACTCGGCTTTTATGATCGTTTAGCCAGGTCAAGAAAGTCCCAAATACTCGGCTTCCGGTTCCTCCGTCTGTCTGTCCGCTCGATTGAATACCGCTTAAACCTTTTTCTATCTCGTCGATAAAGAGAATGCAGGGGCTAAAGGCGTCGATTATCTTGAGTGCTTCGCGGATTCTACTTTCGCTCTCTCCCACCAGGCTTCCAAACATACGGCCAAAGTCGAGACCCGCGGTGGGGATGCCCAGGGCTTTTCCTAATCCCTTGGCAAAATGGCTCTTGCCAGTTCCTGGAGTCCCAAGCAATAACACTCCTTTGGCTAAAGGGCTGCGGGCTATCTTAAGGCAAAATTGCTTGAGGTTGTCTAATCCTCCCAAGTTCTCTAAGGTCTCGTCGTAGTTCTCAAGCATAAGGCTCGCGTTCTTCCTGATAAGCTGTGTTTTCTGCTCGACGATTACGGCGGGGTCAAACTTCTTCTTAGTTACTAGAGATAGGGCCAGCGCGTTTTCAAACTCGAATGAGGTCAAACCTTTCGCGGCTTCTAAGATAAGGTCGGTCTCTTCTTCGGTGGGCATGGGCATCTTGGCGGAGTCTGCCATATACATGAGAGTTTTTTTCAAGGTCTCTTTATCCGGTAGATCGAAGTTTAAGACGGTGAAAACTTTTTCAAGCTCGGTGGGGATTTCGACGATGGGCGCTAATACAATGATCGTTTTTCCGTTTGCCTTGTAAAGATCCACAAGGTTTAAAACTTCTTGAATATTTTCTATTACTTTGATGTATCTATGGAAATTGTGAAGGAAAAGAATCGCCCTTCCTTCCCCTGTTGCTCCGGTGGCTAAAAAGCCAATGGCTTTCAGCGGATCCGGTTCTTCCTTCTTAAAGGGGCCTTTTACCGCTCTAAATCCTTGCTGGCAATCCCACTGAAAAGGCTTGTAGCCTGCTTGGGCTGCTTCCTCTCCCCACTCGCTCACAGTCCTTTGAGACTCGCTCGTTTGTACCCATAGGGCGGGGAAGCCCGCTCTTAAGTGTTCTATAAACATAATCTTTACTTCCTCCTTTCTTGGCCTCTTCGCACTCAATAGCTAATTCTCCATCAGGGCCAATTTTCTGGAGTATGCTTTTTAGGTGATCTTTCCATTTTCGATCAGTGGATACAACTTGCCCAACTTCATACTTATCGCGAACTG